CTACATGGGAGGGGGATTGATATTTTCGTGACCCCCCGTATGCTTTTTATATTATATTTGACCCCTTTTATTTCTTTTTTGTTTCGAAACAAAGTCAAAGACAACATGAAAAGTCATTTAATTGTCCTTTCTAATTCTTAGAATGAAAGCAGGAATGATTGAGAAGACACAGTAAAGAAGTTACGTTTGTTCATTTGTAGACTCGGAATTCGAATCTTCTTGAACTTCTTCGACAACCTTAATGTAACGATCAAATGGATCATACTTAATGATCTCATCGATAGCCGACTCAACATCGTCAACATTAGCAGCTTCGTTATTAGATTCAGAAGAATTCGTGATTCGAGCCAAATAAGAACAAGAAGAGTAACCTTTATCCATATCAAAACGATACCAATCATCGAATTGAGTAATTGGATTGAAAGGATTGTCTTTTGTAGACAGAGCAACAACTCTCATTTAGTCGAAATTCACCTCATTTCAACACATCATTTGATGTAGTTATTAATCGTTGATGTAGAAACACCAAGAGCTTCGGCTATTTCAGCATTGGTGTATCCACTCGCAGACATAGATCTAATCTTCTGAACCTTGGTATCACTCAACTGAGTGGTAGTCTTAGGCATAGCACGAGCCTTAAGGGCATCTTGATCGGTATACCTAAGAATTTGCATGAGTTTACTGTCGCTAACAGCGCCTGCCTGAATGGCTTCCCATTCTTTGTCTGTGATGGTGAATCGAGTTCCTTTACCATTTGCACCGACATCAGCACGAGCATCGTTAATCGAATTCTGCTTAAGTTTCTTATATGCCTTCTTCTCTGTATAGAGATCGGGGTTGGCCTCAACCTTTGCCTTCACAACAGCATTGGCAATGATTTGAGCCTGCCTCTCTTTAGGAGCATTACGGGCAGCCTTATCGATCTTGTCGTTAAGACTCTGCACCTCAGAAACATACTTTTTAGCAGCTTCAGGAGAACGCTCAAGCTTTTCTGTAGACAGGTACGAAAGTCGAGCTCGATTGCCTAGGGCCTTTACTTTGTTGGCGTAGTCCGCATAGGCGTTTTCCTGGGGGGTACCTGACGAGAGGTCGTTCGCATCCTTAGTGTAAAGAGTCTGTGACACTTCGATTGTAGCAGGAACAATCTTTCCACTCTTCTTGTCGTAGTAAGTACGACCAGACTCTTTGTACTCTACTTCACCAGTCTCAGGATTGATACGACCAGAACCTCTACGCTCAGGCACTCGAACAGTTTGCTTACGACGAGAGAGAAGTGTAGAAGCTCCGCCTGTCTTAAGTTCGCCATTCTCATCGTATCGAGTCTGCCACTTCTGTTTCAGTTCTTCGATATGATTGTCCTTCTCAGACTGCCTGTAGTCCAGCTTATGCTTGACAGCATCGATGACTACCATACTATGCTTAACAGCCATGGCGATCTCTTCAGGAGGTGCATTCTTCAGAGTCATGTCTGTGATTAAGTTAGAAACAATACCCATTTGCTTTTGCTTCTGGGATTCTTTCATTAACCTAACGCCAGTCTTGCCTTCTGTTGAGTAAGCAGTCTTGGGATCAAAGCCTTCCAATTCCTTTAACGGACGACTTGTCTTGACTTTAACCTTATCGTTGACAGGAATGACGGTTACTGAATCGCCATCAAAGTCTGCGCCCGACAAACGTTCTGCGACCTTGGAGTTGATACCAACTGCATCGATTGCATTACCCAGTGCTTTCTTAGCAGTGGGGTTCTTATTGTTGACAACCAGCTCAGGGATCTCGAATGTTCCACCATGAGGATAACGAATCAGCACAACGCGTTCGCCATTCTTATAGTTCGGAGCATAGACCTCATTGTCTTTAAGTTCATCGATCGGCAAGATGACTTGGTTCTTCTGTCTCGGAAGAGCAGCAGCCTTCAGATGTACAGCGGCAGAGTCACAAGAGTTTGCAAAATCGAGAAGAAGCTTTCTCTTAATCGTAGGATTTGTGTAATCCATGATCTCTTGATACTGATCGTCAAGATCAGCATAAGTAAGATTAAGCTGTCTCTTAATCAAAGACATCGGCTGTTTGGAAAGAAACTGAGAAGACAAGTTGATCGATTGATCTTGCCAGTCGCCTTCTTCTTTCAGTTTATTAATTGCGGAGAGATGTTCTTTACCATCTTTCCCGACATAATGAGACTGACCATTGGCCTTGATGGTTGCACCAAAAGGATTGTCAGGATCATCTTGAATCTTTTTAAGCACGTCCATCTTACTTTTGTTGGAGCTCTTGTTGGTGTTAAAGACAATGTCATAGCCATCCGGAATATTATCCGAATACATTGCCATACCTTTCAGATAATGGCTTCCATCGACCATGATACGAACCTGAGCATAATGGGACTGCCCGAGATTCAAGTCTTCTACACCAGGACGAATCTCGATGACACCATCTTTCGATGTACCACCTTGATCACCATAATTGATCTTGATTCGATCGGATGCAATACTTGCCGGATACTCACGCTTAAAGTAATTGAATCCGCCATCTTCCGAATGGTAATCCTTTACCTGCTGAATATCATCACGATTTGCATAGGCATCGCCGATCGTTGTTCCAGGCTTACAAAGAACTTTGATCGTTGTTTGTTTACCAGGGTTTGTTACCTGGGGGACGCCTACACCATGAACTTCATATCCTTCAAGCTCCAGCATAGTAAGTGCCTCATTCAGCTTGCCAGAAGAGACACCGAGCTCTCGCTCAACGCCAGCACCGACATCCAAATAGGGTTTGGACTTAAGCTCTTCTTTCAGAACTTCAGCTGTGCTGATGGCCTGATTTGCACGAGCACCGACTTTCTCATCCAACAGAGTACGAATCGATGAGTCATTCTTGTAACCCATAATATCCGTGATCTCTTGGAGAGACTTGCCTTCTGCTCGAAGTTGTTTCGCTCGTTCGGCTTCTGCTCGACGTTGCTCATGCTGAGAGAGCTGATAGAAAGCACGATAATCCGTAGAGCTCATATTGAACTCTTTGCGAATATTCTCGCCAGACGGATCCCATCCCTGTGCTCGAAGCTCATCCACACGCTTCAGAAATGCTTTCTCTGCATCCAGAATCGTAGGCTTTTCACCACGAGCCAGCATAGCATCTGCTGTTCCTTGAAACCAGGGTTCATGCTGATAAGGAATTTCACCAGAACCCCATTTATAGCGCCCGGATCTTCGCTTAACACCATAATGGGCTAGGATTTCCGCCTCGATGGAGGCATCCCCGTCAAGAATAGGATCTCCGAGAACGGGATCATAAATATCCATGGTTAGCCTCCTTGTTTATCGAGTTTTCGAAGTTGCTTGTCAAACCTCACGATGAGATTCATGATTGCTCGAATATCATTTGGATCGGGTACACAAATTTGACAGTCATCGTTTTGATAGATTCGAAGTTCTATTCCGATATCAAACGGACTCACGTCATACTCCAAACAGAAAAGAGCAGCATATATCATAAGCTGTTCCATATAAGTCGGAGTAACACCGGTTTTTAAATCGTGAATCCTTAGAAAGTCATCACGAAATGAAATAGCATCTGCAGTCCCAAAGCAATATTCCGAATAGTACAGAACCTGCTCTGGTGTCATGCGGAATCCAATAGCGTCGTTGACATAAAGATTCAAAGTTTTCTTTGATCTCGCCAACTTTTGATTTAGCTTAATACACAGCGCCGCAAACTCATGAAGCTTAGTACCTTCTTCGGAAGCGCGATAGTTGAAAAAACTATTAGCTAGCTTTTCGTCGTTGTAGTTGAGCCAATGGTACTTGCTTGCTCCGAGGAATGCGTGCTGTCCTACGAGTTTTGAATGATCGTTGAAGATCATGCAGTACCTCCTCTTTGTTCTCCGGTGAGATAAAGGCCGCAAAGGACATCTTATTGAGAAAGGCCACCCAATAGTCCTGATTCGGACGATGCGCCGCGCGTGCCCCTCTTTTACACTCGAGCGCTGCCCAATGCTTGCCATAAAGAACTAAGAGATCAGGAAATCCTTGTATGTAGGTTTCGACCTTGAAAGCAAGTGCTCCAGGAAACCGAGTCATGATTTCCTTGATCAGCTTTGCTTGAAAGTCTCTTTCCTTTGCCAAGTGAGTTCCTCCTCTCTTAAAACTTTAAAGAGTCTGAATGGTGTGTGTCTTACTTAAATCGGACACATTTCCCTTCTCCTCCCATTAAATACCATGTTTTTTTCGCGCGGAAAGATCTTTCCGCTTCTTTTTGACCAAAATATCAACAAAAAGTATGCGGAATCATCGTTCCTAAAAGTTCAAAAAATATTTTTTCGCCTATATTACTATATATGTTTAAAACTCCTACGTGTAATTGAAAAAAAATTAAAATTTAAACTTTTCGGAACGAAGTTTCCGCATGCAAAAAACCCCGAAACCCCTGATATTACTGGGTTTTTTGGACCTTCGCTCGACAAAAAAGTCGGGGCAAACTATTCCTATTTTTAAGGAACAACTATTCCTCAAAAATGGCCACTTTTTTCGCTGGACCGATTTTTCAACTTTTGAGAGAAAAAACAGCTTAAAATAGAGGAATAGTTATTCCTTAAATTTCGGAATAGTTGTTCCGCATATTTTAGGCATGATCATGCCGTCCGAAACAGTCTAAAAACAGTCTAAAATCGGTCCACAAACCGCTTCTAAACAGCATCTAAACAGCCTCTCCACAGCACTAAAAATCGGCAAAAAAGAAGAGGGCGTGATTTCTCAGCGTCCCCCTCTTTTCTCTACTCAGCGACGAGTCATCAAATCCGTCGGATCAATTCCCAGCACTCGACAGCAACGAAGTCCATCAAAGAAATTTGGAATGGTGATTCCATGCTCCCAATTTCGAAGAGCGCGAGCGCTTACCACCAACCGTTCCGCCAGCTTTGCCTGAGACCAGCCCAGCTTCATTCGACGACTACAAATCAGTTGACCAAAGTCTTTCGAACTAATCACAATTATCCTCCTTCACAACGATCTCTTTTCCCAAAACCTTTGCAAGTTTCAGGATATTTCCAATGCGTGGGAGGTAATGTCCGGCCTCATAATTGCCAATGGAACCCTTCGGAACGCCCGAAATCTCGGCCAATTCACGCTGTGTCATACCTCTTTCTTCTCGTCGCCTTGCCAAATTATCTCCAAATTTACTCATTTTTCACCTCAATTGGCTTAGCAATGTAGATGGTATCGAACAAATCCTGGCGAGCATAATCGTTTATGGACTTCGATAGGGCCTTTTTATGGGCTTCGTTGTTCGCTTTAATAAGCATTCGAGTTGTTTTTCGAATACCACGACGAAAAGCCTTATAATGATCGAAATTGAATGGCATCCCGATCAAATCAACGTCGTTGTACATCCGTTTGATCATTCGAGCCTCTCTTCTCTGAAATTTGTTCATATTTCACCTCTTTACGATATTGGCGACGAATTTTCTTGAAGTACTGAGTTTCGATTCTCTTTTCATTAAACCTTTTACCAAATATAATGTATCGAAACTCTGCCTTTAAAATGTAAAATGTCCGTTCCCTACGTTTTTCAAATGAATTATTTATGATTTTATGGACTTCTCGAGCTTCTTTTCTCTGGTATTTGTTCATATCAGTGTCTCCCGAGCCACCGACAAAGCTTGTAAATCAGCCAGAAGGGGCCAAAGAGCAGCAAGCAAATGAAATCTTTCATGATAAAACCTCCAAAATATCAAAAATGTGGGTTGTTAAATCCAACCAAAGAGAAGTGAAAAGACTAAAATGACGAGACAAGCGAAGAAATAGCCCATTTCAAGGAGTAATTTCTCGTAATAGATGGGCTCCGTCTTCTCATCGGAATTCACGAGCCGGATGAAATGGTATGCAAGGCACAAAACAGAGAGGATTAGATTGCCAATTAAGAAGTATTTGATCATTTCTTTACCTCTTTGATACTCATATGGATGATTTTCTTCGTGTTGATGACTGTGTATTCGTTTTCGGAGTCCTCAAATACCGGATAGCCAAAATTACAGATCTGCTGAATAACATCTGTCACCCGCTGATCAGGACTCGTTTTCGGCATATCGGCAGCATAACGCTTATCGCCTTCTAATGTAATTTCAATGTGCCAATAAGTCAACTTAGCTCACCTCCGAAATATAAGAAATAGCGAGCTTGGTTGAAATCGACAAGCTTGGACTTCATTTTCTTCAATTCATGGGAATTGGACGTCCAAACCTCCATTTGAGTTTTGATGAGCTCACTACTAGCAAGTTCGGGATAAGCAGCCGCAACAAGCGCAACGGCACCATCCGACATCTGTGTATAGGTGATTTGCTCATGCTCACAATAGGCCTTGACCGCTGCGTCAATGGACTGCTCGATTTGTGCATTGTGGTTTTCGTAGATTTCGATTTTCTCTTGGATGCCGAATCCGGAAGCGACGGTGACGATATTCAAAAGAGTCCAGATGCCGAATATAACGGCGAAGATGGTACCCAAAACGCCAGGAACGACGGCAAGAAAACCGAATTTGTTCGTGGACCCGTCTATGAATTCCGCGAGGAGGACCAAGCCCAGAGCGATGGCTAACAATACAGTGATCATTTCTTTACTCCTTTCTTTCACGGCTGGCTTCGTGGGTGAAGCCGTCCGGATACCGATTTTTCAGTTTCTGCAAATTGAGCTTAGCGATGGTGTCCACACTGATCCCGAGTTCATTGCAGAGCTCGGTAAGATACCAGAGGACGTCGCCTGCTTCCAGCAAAAGTGCCTCGATGTCGAGTTCGTGGCCATGGAACATAGCCTTTTTGACGATTTCCTGGCATTCTCCAGCCTCTCCGTTAAGCCCCATAACGGCCTCCAGAAGCCGCTTAGAGCACACTTTGACCGGAGCGCCTTCCCCGGAACTCATACCATAGATCTCCTCTTCACCAGCAAGCGTTGAGAAGGCCGGAAGCGGGTCTAAATAGGCCATCGCTTTATGCCGGTACTCCATCATGTCCATCATAAACGATTCATCTCCTCATTTCCTCTTATGGACGGTAGATTGATATTAATCGTGCTCGGGATTGTTTCCGGTTCGGTCTTCTTATAATCGATTCGGAAATACTTACAGTTGGCCATGACTTCAAATGCTGGGTTTTTCTTCTTCAACGGCTCAGTATCAACGAGTAGCTGACGATAGTCTTCCCAAATGTTACAAATCGGGCGGTGTATGCAATTGTCACAAGGGGTCATATGATTACTCCTTTCGATTCCACGTTGGTGGATTTGGCTGTTTCTTGGTTGTCTTACGTTCCGGGAATGCCACGATGTAGCTCTCTGCAATGGCTTCCTTCATTCGTGTTTCCGCCCAATTACGAGCTTCTGCATAACTTTGGAATACCGGGATCATGCTAAACTGATTCCATTTGTCGACTATCCGGTATTGATGTGCATTGGAGTCCCAGGCAAATCGACACTCTTCCTCCACTCCACCAAGGCCAGCAACAAATATCTTGCACTGGCGAGTAAAGTCGGCCTCTATAGAAGTGACCAGTTTGGAGTGAATGTAAATGAGTTTCCGTCGCTCCGAAGGAGGATACAGCATAACCTCATTGACGAGGAATACGCGACTCATAATATCCATTACTTACTCTCCTTGGGCTCTTCGTCGAAGATCTTTCGAACTAGCTCATCGGTAAGGTGTTGCGCCTGCAAATGGAATACCGCAGTATTTAGTGCCTCGATAGTCGGCGATGGCTCATACCGCTTACAATGAAGCGGCCGCATCTGAATGCCGAGTTCCTGGAGATTGTACTGAGCCGTCTCCTCGATGCAGTGCTTATATATCTCTTTCGTCATCCCGCGGAACCGACATTCGAATCGACAAACGTCCTGATGAGCGCAGGTATCGCAGTCGCAAGTGGCCCGATCGATGGCTTCTTTTATGGAAAGTTCGGATTCCTCAACCGGTTTCTCTTTCTTTTCCAACCGGAATCCCTGCGCCGGAATCTCCTGATCCCAGCATCTGGCGCAGACTTCATTGGTGAGCTTACCAGGCTTCATGATGCAGGCACCATACGCTTTTCCTGAAGTAATGGACTTATCGGCATCGACAAGCTTCTTATAGTGAGCAGGACAGCCCTGGATTCCGCCGAAGACACCATCGTCCACGACATTCTCGCCATAGTTCTTAATCACAAATTCACGACGTGTCATAGTTATTATCCTTTCTGCTTCAAGAAATAATAAGATTTGTCAACGACATTCCCGGTCCATTTCTCGAGCGCTTCGATAGCATCTCGGCGTTCTAAGAATAGAGACCGATCAAGATTTGGGGTGGTCTTTGCCTGAGACTGGATATCCGGAGTAAAGAAAACAACTTTGTTGACAAGATCATAGAAGAAGGTATACTCGTACTGAAAATCGTAGTCGAAAGATACGCATTTAACCATGGTGTCATTTCTAGCAGTCATGCTGATAATGGAAAACTCACCAACCAGATAAAGGTAGTACTTACCAATTGGATAGCGAACGATGGTATAAAAGACATCCTTGATATGGGGCTCACCCATTGTCTTTTGAATCTCGACTTTATCGGAAGGATGAATCCTTTCTTCCTTAACATTCAGCTTCGTATTCCAGCATAATTCACACACAAACGGAGTCATATCATGGCATCCTTTGCATGGCTTATTGGTACGCACACTTGGGTCAATTCTTACGAGCTCATTATAGGAAGTAGGGCAACCGATCACACCACCATCAGCGTGATCATTAATATATGATGGAAGATTCTTTTCAATCCATTCTTTACGAGTCATAAGAATTCCTCCTGCTCGACGTCACCGCCGGCAACCGTAACAGACCGCATAACCTTCCCGGTCTCTTCATCGTAATAAAGAGAATCGAGAATATAATCGATCTGGGACTGCACGTCCGGATCAGTCATCCTCAGCACTTCATAGCCCTCCAGGCCAACGGTCTTCCGAAGCTTCCCCAGAACTCCGGCCGTCCACTGTCTGAACTTACGAGCCTCCAGCTTGCGAGAAGCAAAGAGCGCTTCGTAGATACCGGATTCGTTGATGACGAGCATACTGCGAGTGATGTTATCACCAGGCTTTCGACCAATATCACGGCCGATCATGTCCTTTGTGATGTGCTTAACCGGATCGCGAGAATATCTAAGGTCGTTTGAACCGGCATTAGATACATCGATCGCGACTCGTTCCATACATTCGGGCGGAATTCGCTCGCTAACATACTTGGATTTTAATCCAAGCGCATCGCAAATATCCTTGAGAACTGCATACCAGTCTCCATCGAGATTCACGAAACGGATATCATACCCGTTCCAATTTTCAATTCTAGTTTCCATTGTTACTCCTTTCTAAAAAAGAAAAGAGCCCTAGTTTCCTAGAGCTCCATTCCCGCATCAACAATTGATTTCTGTTCCGTCATCCATGATTGCAACTTTCTGCATATCGACATTCTTCGGAAACGATACCTCGTTACAAACAGGGCAGTTGAAATAGTCGTAGGGGTTCCGCGGATGCTGACCGTTTGCTCTTAAGTCATCCTTATTCGGACGACTATCGAACCGCCAGTCGTTATCCAGCTTTTCCTCTTCTGTCATTTCAAACAAACTCCTGCATCTGAAGCATCTGAACCGATATACGATCTTTGCTTTTTGCTGCAATGTTTTCATAACAAAACCTCCTTTATTGTTGTTCCACTAAAGAGGTTGTTTATTTCGCGTCTCTCATCCTTGGAATATAAACAGGCGGCTTATCAGACCGGCCAGTGATACCCTCCAAAATATCTTCGGCCATACTTAGACATATCGCACACTCATATTTCAAATGAGCATCTAGATAAATCCCAGAAAGATTGTTCCAAAATAGAGCATCATCTAATGCTCGACTGATGGCATCATTACACCATTGCTGTGCTCGAAGGTTTTTGACGTATTTGAGATTGCTGGCCGCCTCACGATCGAGCTTCTTGTCCTCCTCATAATAGTAAAGGAAGCAACCAACGATCGTTAAGAGACCCACACCGAAAATAATCCCGAGCATGAGTAATATCACGTCCACATCAATTCTCCTTATTTTCAATCCAATAAGGGCAATGCGTGGGATTGCCGTCCCCAATTTGTCGACAATCAGAGCCGATACAGGCCATTGGACGAATCCCATTATACATGCATTTGTTCTCGTATTCCGGAAATAGATCTGGTCCAAATCCGAGGAACTGAGCGATATCTGGAGTTGCCATCTCGGGTTCACCCTTTGGAGCATAGTGACGAATAGACTCGGGAATATCCTCGAGTTTCTCATACGTTTCATGTGTGCTCGGCGTAACACCAGCATTTCGCACGCAATATAATGCTTTCTCACCATTGGTAAGATAATCAATACGAATAGACATTAATTTTCCTCCTTTTCCTTTAAGATCGCTGCAAGACGTTCACCGTGCTTTTTCCGCAGGGCATACCACTTTTTCTTGCCAATCTCTTGCCACTTACCATCGACCTCTTCGAAATAGGCATTTACGCAAACCTTTCTGCCAGTTTCCGGGTCAGCAAAGTCGATGATACGCATAGCGTCAAAATCACCGTGGGCAGAGTCAGTTAGAATCTCCTCGACACGGACATGAATCGTAATGGGGTTATACGGGAACTGAATGGGGAACTTCTCATCTAAGTAGCTTGAGAGAAAACCATTGTGCCAGGGAATATTCGGACAATCGGGCGCCTCAAATACCCAGCGATCGGTATCGTGATAGATTGCTTTGCCGCTTGCATTCACTCGATAACTAAGAGACGGATATCGAATGTTGCTAAGCACGGCACTGTCATCAACCGTCCAATGGCTTCGCTCTCCCCATTCTTCGGGACGATCCTGATAGGAATTCAGCCCCTTCAAAGGTTTTCCTTCCATCAAACGATTGAGGATTTGACGTGTTAAGCTCCAGCTCATACCGGAATGATCATCCGCCGCCATGGTTTCATAGGTACGCAGGGCAGAGCGATAGCATTCAACAGCATAATCCAGGAAGCTATAGTCATTTTCTTTGATGGCACTGTTTCGTTCACATTCAATGGCGTATTCCACTTCTTCGCGAACGCGTTTCGTCATCCTACCAACATCTTTTTCGAATTTCCAAGTTCGAACAAAGGCGGCCCAGGCTTTCTTGAAACGGGTAATAAAGTTTTTCATCGTTATTCCTCCTTCGCATTTAAGGCTGCACTAAGAACGGATGCCGCATCTCTACGGTAATTCCTACACTCGATACTGATGATGTAGCGATCCGGAGCCCATGTTGGAGTGACTTTGGCGATATCATTTTTCAGATTCTCAAACTCCGTCTTGTATCGGCATACATTTTTGTGAATACAGTTTTCGCACAACATCATACTTCCTCCTTTTTCATTTCATCCACCATAAATGTGATGGCTGCTTTTAAGTTTTCATCCGTCGGTCTCTCATTGGAATGAATCCGAACCGCTTGCGTTCGATCCCCTTTGCGAAGGGTCAAATAGATATAACCGAAGCTTCGTTCAATACAGAGTTTGCAGTCACTTGGGATCATATCCAAGAGAGCCGTATCAAGATTCGTGAGTCCCATATGGGTCGTTATTCCTCCTTAATGCTATCCAGCAGTTCTTCCTTGGTCATGGTGATCAGCTCAGAATATGGGAGTGTCTTGACCCAGTTGCAGAAGTCCTCCCGCCATTCATCCTGCTTATGGTGGTTGCGGGAATGATACATGTTCCGTAGAACGGCATAGTTGAAATCCATCGTGGCTTTCTGCAGATAGCTGGAGGGAAGAAGCTGAATGATCTGCCACCAGATTTCTTTTGCTTTTGCATCTGCTCCAGGAACGTTTTGCTCTTTCACAGAAAGATAATAGTCGCGATAATAGTTCAGATCATCAATGACTCGTGAGAGAGTCAAAGACGATCTACGTTCCAGATGTTCGCAAGCGAAATCTTTAAACGTAAACTCATGTTCAGTGATCGTATGCATCGTACTGCAGGAGTTCCGGACCGTTCCGACCTTGTACGTATCAGCTTCTTTCCACCAGTAGAGAGGGGCTTCCCAGTCACACTGGACATGGATCATACGCATGAATTTACTGTGATCATTGCCGGCTGCAATGAGCTTTTTCATGAGAGTGAGGTCGTTGGGGCCAACATCTACGATCGGCATGCCTGTTGCATAAACGAACTCTCCACGCCATCCGCTATCGCTCTTGTCCCAGCTCTCACGCGGATTCCGCATCCCACGGATTGCAGCCATCCAGCCGAAGACTTCTGTGTTTGTTACTTTAAGCATTTTTCTTAGGTCTTCCTTTCTTGTTTGGTTTTGAGTTTCCCGGTATACCATTCGGGAGAGTTATAGAATTCAGCGAACTCACACCGGATACGGTCTATCTTTTGAGTAACATTTTGATGAGAGCATCCGAGTTTCTCAGCAATCTGTGATTGATTAAACCCGTCGACCATCAGTTTAAATATCGCTAGCTGAGCTTTCGTAAGAGTTGCTTCAAACTTCTCTAGATCATAAACCTGGTGCTCCGGATTCCAACGCTCATCCAATATTGTACCAAGAATATCCATGGACCCATCCGCAAACTCTTGAATAGGCGCATCCAATGAACAAGTCTCACCAGTACGACATTGAGAATAACGACTTTGGAGTTCATTTCGGAGTCGGCATTGAATATTCCTTGCTGCAAATGTACTGAATTTTACAGAACCAGGTTTATAATTGTTGGCGGCAAATATCAATCCGATGCAACCGATCTGGAAGAAGTCCTCTCGCTCTGGCGAATTGATTGTACTGGGATAATAATGGGCCATGACATACCAGACGAGTTGTAGATTATCCTCGATGAGTTTGTCTCGTTCGGGCCCGGTCATTTGCTGCTCACCGGGTGCATACAATACACCTCAGGATTGATATATGGACACCCGATGCATTCGTATTGCAGAAAATCACTCTCGTAATCTCCGCCAACCAAACCAGGGCATCCATTTGGGCTGACCGAGCCACGCTTTTGCATTTCTTCATGACACCATTCTCGAGAATGTGTAAAGCGACGAATGAAGTTGTGGATTGACTTAAGGATCATTTTGCTTTCCTCCTTTATAGATGATCAACGACATAGCGAAGAATATCATTTGTTTCACGGAGTCGCTCAATGGAATCCTCGATAGCGTCCTTTGCGCAACCGATCGTTTTCTCACAAGAATTGCCCTCAGTCGGAATCAGACCAAAGAGATTGTCTCGAATCTGATAGCTGAGGCCTCGGTTTTCTTTTGCGAGATCACCCAGACAAGCGAGAAGGTCGTGAATTCTGGGTTCCTGGGCCTGGTTAGCCGGGGTCGACACTTTGCTCGCCGCTACAGCTACGGCGTTCATATTTTCTCTAAAAGTAGCGTTATCCATCATATTTTTTCTCCTTTTATCAGTTTAGTCTTCGTTTTCTTCGTAGTTTTCTCCCTCCATAGCCGTCCGACACTGCTGTTTGTTTCGGCATTCCATGAACATATATCGTGACTTGCAAGGTGTTGAGGTATCTAGTCCACTGTCTACCAGACACATGCGAACGATAGGTGCGAAATTATCGCAATTACGACACTCTAAAAATGGTGTCACGCAAGGAATAAATGTTAAGACTGACATGGTAATTTCTTGGTCAGGTACTTCTCAATGGAAGCACAACGTTTGTGGTAGCGACAACGGACAATTCCGTCCGTCCGCATCGGTTCCATATTGCAGTCGTGATAGAGTTTGTCACCAGGCGTGAAGACCGGCTCAAATCCATCACAATCATTGCAATATTCATGGATATCCAGTTTGATCATGTCTCGAGAACCTCCTCGATTTGCGCAGCAATCTCTTCCGGAGAATGGCTTTCTGTGTGTAGGATCACATTCGGGCCAACCATAGCCGGATCAAAGAACACAACATTGTCGTTCGTAATCCGTCTATCGATCTCATCCTGAGAGCGACCCTGTGCAGCCATACGACTTGCTGCAGAAATCCAACCACAATCCAACCAGATCACAACGACTTGCTTCGGCCCCCAGTAATGAGAGCGGAAGAAGGCGACGCCGTCGGGATCAATGATGTAAATATCATTCTCATTGACCTGCTGCGTTGTTGCCCAGTAGTGATGCTTATCGAAGTAGGTGTATGCCACAATATCTCTCGAGCGAGAGACCTTCTCGTAGAACATGTTGTTGACGAAGATGTGGCCCTCTTCCTGTTCAAAGCGCTTTGGACGCGTTGTGTAGGAAGGAAGTATGGATCGTCCGTACTGGCGACTGAGAATATCCGCCACCGTAGACTTACCTGAGCCGGAACGACCGACTAAAAGAATGATTTTATCATGTTTCATAGTTTTTTTCGAGCTCCTTTGCATAATTATCAGCAGATTCCTTACTATAATCGAAGGACTTTTTATCACGATGACTCACAAAATAGAGAATATTCTTAATAGGTTCCTTGCATTGTGGGCAATAAGGTGGATCAAACTCTGGACCAAAGGGTGATTTTTTTGCTGTCGTTACATGAAGCTCCTCAAATGTATATCCACAGTTCCCACAATGTGGACGGAAGATTACGGTCATGTCCTATTCCTCCTTTTCCATTGTGATGAACGTCCCATATTCATCAAAATCCGGATCGCCAAGCACTTCTCCTTTAAGAAGTGCCAAAACTTCTTCCTTGGTTAGAACGAACTCATTATCACCAAAGACAGACATACACTTTTTCTTGTCCGTGTCATTTTTGATGATCAGCATCGGGATTCTCCTTTCATAGTTTTAAACCCTCCGTATATCGATCAGTGAATGACTTTGAATAGTTAAAAAGATGTCCATCATTATACTCTGTGAAATATACAATCCCCTCAATTGGCTCATGGCATTCCGGGCAATGCGATGGCTCAAATATAGCACCATCCAAACATTTTTTTGAAAACCTCCTTTAAAATATCCAACCGCAATCCAACCAGAAAAGGAATAGACCTTGTTTGGTCTATCCCCTTTGGTTGTAACTGGGTTACTTGAACTTCAGAATTTTGTTGAACACGTTCTTAACCGTGGTCGTCTTGAAGACGCCATCCATTTCGAACTTCATGCCCTTTACGAATGCCCAGATGCTCGTTCCGGTTCCGAGCAACAAACCGCCGATCTCAATGCCAGACTTGACTCGATCCTGCTTCTTCTGATATGCGAACTTCTCCTGCTCGAATTCGAATCGGCGTTCATTCCGAACAACCTCTTCGTCCTCGGCAAGAGCCTTTCGCTTATCAGCATCCGCCTCCTGAGCCAGCTTGTAGAGAGTATCAAGCTCCCTTGTTGCCTTTCCCATCTCTTCGCTTCCGGGTTCAAGGGTTTTCATCTTCTTCAGATGTGCCTCAATCTGATCCTCCAGCAAATTACGTTTATCCTCCATAATTTCTCTCCTTTCAAATATTAGAGTTACCTCCATTAAGGAGTTTGTTTATTTTGCGTATCCTCTTTGGACGGGTCGATTTGATTGATGCAGAAGAGAGCGAATTTGGATTTGCAAATATCCTTTGGATGCTTATCCAGTCCGAGCGACATATAGACTTGCCCATCCTCGGGGTCGATCGTCACGTTCAGGAATCCGGAATAGAATTTCTGGAATAGACCATTCGCAACCACCTTAGAGCAGACGGTAAAGCCGATTGCCATGCCTAAAATGGCGACGATAATATTGACAATAACCTGGCTCATCCAACCCAACCTCCTGCCCAAATGATCGTGAGCGCAAACGCAATGATACAGCCGAATGCCGTGACTGTCAGAAAAATGATCGGCTTATCATCGATATTTGACTGAGAAATCCATATGAGACTCAATACCGATGCCAATGCTGACAATGCGATTAGAATCTGAATGAAGTTATAGAGCATTTTTTGTTCTCCTTTCAAAGAACTGACCTTCGTTAAAGGTCTTCTTTTTCGCTAGAGCTTGTGAAATTGCTAAATCAATTCCAGCTCTGGATTTAAGGTGATAGTAATAGAGGTCCCGGAAAGGTGTGTTGAATCGGTCAATCCGACCTCTGGCCTGTTCGAGGACCTTATAAGAGTAGGTTTGAGAGTAGAATACAATTGTGTCCGTCTTGATACAGTTCCAACCTTCGCATCCAGCAGTATATTGTACCAAGTAGACCCAGGAGCTACTTTCTGGTATGGGCTGGTGTTTATGCCCGTTCCATTCAGCGGTATCACAAGACTCCACATTTTCAAATAGTCCTTTCAGAATATCAAGCTCGTAATTAAAGCTATAGAAGATAATCATTCGAGGATGATCCTCAAAGAGCTCCAATACCGCAATTTGACGGGACACGTCGGAGTTTACAAGCTTTCGCACTGCATAACAGACTTCCGAAGCAGACTTCATCGGTTCATTTTTCTCATAGTTCCAACGGTTTTTCCAAATATCATGGTACGCGACCGTGTCATAAGAGACGTGAATATCTTGGTTATGACGTACGGTTTCGCGTTCAAAATCCATTGGAATGAGTAAATGGTTCCGAAGTCGAATGAGTCGACCCTCGTTCACGTAGCGATCAATCTGGGGAAAGTCAACGTGGTGATTATATACAACATGATTATTCCGAAATTCCGTAATGTTTCGAAAATATCCATTGGCGATAAACACCTGAGCATAATCTGTCCATTGATCGCCAGCGGTTGCTGTGAGTAATATCCACTCATTCCGTTTAACGATCTTTTGAAACGACTTTGTCCAAGCTCCGGTTCCGACCAATCGTTGCTCATCAAATATAAAAAAGGCATCACTCACGGTTTCATACTTATGTATGTTGTTCCATGAATCGATGATGATCTTATTCTTATATCGACTCACTTCTGGATCGGTTGACATTAAGAAATACGGAAACTCTGCTTCCCATTCACATGTATCTCGCTTTTTGGCAGTCGTGATAATGTAAAGATCTTTCGGATTTTTCATCCCGGGATCTTTTTCCTTTTCCAATTGCCCACCATTACGAATATAATAGTAGGCAATGGATGTTCGGGATTTACCACTACCAACACCGCCATTGAGAATACACCCGTTGAACATCTTCCCGATTGCCTCGAGCTGATACTCGGTTAGATTTCCTCGAATCATTTTTCGACAACCATCACTCGAAGATTTTCGGGAAGTTCGTAGGTGATATAACCGGCATTATCGCAACACACAAGATACTTACTGCCTAGATATGAAGCAACTCCGAATTCAGAAAGGATGAGTCGAGGGTCTTTCTCCTTCATGCGACAGGAAATGCATGTGGATCGACTAGGCGGAATACACGAAGACTCTGATGCTTTCTCGAGCTGATACGGGCAATTGGCGCAGAATCCATCGTCATTGATCCTAATTGCTCGAATGATCATAGTCTACCCTCCAATTCAGGAATTCGCTTCATAAGGGTGGTGTTGAAACCGCCTTTTTTCAGAATCCGACGTCCGTAATCGCGTTCAAACAGTTCAGCGATGCGATCGAATTTCTGGCACTGCTGTTTGCAAATGCCGATAACCGCCGAATCAGCATGCGACTTCGAATTCCCAATCAGCTGGATCGTCTCGTTATAGAGTTCCGCCACCAGTTCCTGAATCTTTTCGACTTTCTTGCCTTTCAGATCAGCAACAATAATGCCCTGATACTTCTCGTAATATTCCTTTGCTTTCATACGGCTCGCTCCTTAAAGAATGTGCATGCATAGCATTCCGGGATTCGACTTCCTTCGACGATACGTCCCGTTTTCTCGCACTTGTAGGTTGTGATGCCGGCTTTGTAGTTCTTGAGCTCGTCGGCATACTCACAATTACGGCAACGGTGCGGATAAGACAGATAATCAGTTTCCATTACTTTGCCTCCTCATAATTGACCGGTTTGTGACTGTCTGTATTCCAGGGCTGGTTCAGACAATCGTTGCAGGGATCTTTCGATTCCTTTCTCGGAGCATACTTGCAACTACAACAAAAGTAATTGAAGTAAACCTCCTTCTTGTTTTCAGCCATATGCTTTCCTCCTTTTTAAAATATGGATGGTGCTCCCTCGGGGATTCGAACCCGGGACCATTCGGTTATGAGCCGACTGCTCTAACCAGCTGAGCTAAGGGAGCGTAAAAAGGAGAGACCCAGAATATCCAGATCTCTCCTCCATGAGGTTACATATATAACAATACGTAAATCCACATTCCTGCCAGAATCGTACAGATCAGTCCCGTTATCAGGAATTCTGCCACTCTGTCTAAAAACTCAGCTAACCATTTCATATATTCACCTCCATTATAGGAGTTGTAAAAATCGCGAAGAACGAAGAGACCAAACTAGGTCTCAACGTCCTGTTGCGAGCATAATTGCATCCATGTTAAACCAACACACAAGTGCCAGTCCGAGTATACCAATTATGATATAATCGAGCCATTCATTCTTGAATTTGATCCACCATTTCAACATAATATCAACTCTTTCCATAACAGAGGCTGTTTATTTCGCGGAGTTAGCCCTCGACAACGCTCTGAATACGGAACTTCCAAAGGCGGCGAGGTGCCGTCCCAATGGCCTGATGGATCTTACGAGCCGTGGCACCGATCTTCTCGATCTGGAGCTCATTCCAGCTCTTACGGACATATGCGCTTTCCTTGACACCCTTATGACGAGCCTCCAGGCGGAGAGCATTACGAACGAACTTACGATCAGACATTCTTCTTTTCCTCCTTGTTCTTCTTGGCATGCTTATGCTTCTTCTTGGTGCCGCTCATCGTATCAACGATCTTGCGAACACCAGCCTGGGCTTCCTTATAGCCGACGTTGTTGAGTTCCATATAACGGCGAACTGCCGTAGAGAAGGATGCTCTGCGAATCAGAGTTACGCAGTCCGGCTCGGAATCGAGCTTACGCAAATATCCGCACTCGATGTCCTGATCGACCTGATCACCGTAGACTTCCTTGGCGAACTTCAGGGCATTGTCGTCGAAAATGCGATTGGTATACTTGTTTTCATAGTAAACCATAACGCACCTTCTCACATATCCGGTCCTTCGAGGGCCGCCCACTTACTCGCGAATCTATCCTGAACGATTTCGACGTACATTGTTTTGAGGTAGGCCTTAACATGGCCGGGTTCCCAGTTGTACGGATTGATCACCAAATCAACGGTCTTGATTTCGGCATAATCGAGTGAATCGACACTGCCCTCATCCAGACGAGTCTTACGACGACCAGCGATCATCCAGATGTTCGGAGGAACATTCTTGTAACTGACGTTCACCTGAATATAATGCATTGCAGCATCGCCTTCTTTACGAGGAGGCATCAGGCGAACATTCCAGCCCTCTTCCAGAAGAACCTGGTAAAGAGGAACATCATCGACCATTGCATCTTCGGGGATTTCGACGCAGAAGTTACGATTTCCGGCCGGATTGTACTTCTTCTCCACACCAGAGAAATTGCGATAGAAAATGTGTGCATCGGGGATCTCGAGAATTCTTTCGACACGGTTATCCATGACGAATCTCCTTTCAAAATTTCAAAAGTTGAGAGACCTAGAATATCTAGATCTCTCTTATTTGGTCAATAGACACGAACGCCTGCTTGCTCAAGGTACAGCTTGAAGTCTATGGAATCCTGCTCGGTGTGACCCTCTCGAATCGATTCGCGATAATGATCGCACAGACCGTGATGATCGTTCACTGCATAAACCATGTTGACACCATAATGATCAGCAAAGTCTCCTGCCGTGAACAGCAAATCTGTCACGCTCATGCGCTCGCATCCGAGAATCTCGTAACGAGTACACTGATAGGCTTCCTTTTCCGATTTCAATCCATATAGAACAATAGATTTCATTCATATCACCTCCATTACAGGAGTTGTTTATTTCGCGTGAACTACCTTACGGCAAATATCTTGGCGTCGTCCTCAGCAGTCTCCCAAGGATGAATGCGCTCCGGTGTATAAGGATCATCCGAGACAAACCATTCGACGTCACCATACTGTGCGATCTCATAACGAGCATTGCCGACTAAATAGTCATAGTAGGTTCGATCGATATCTGCCTCTTTGTGATTCACCTTAACCATCTCGGATTCCATCCATCGATAGCCGTCAGCACCCGTAGCGGAGGCGAATTCCTGTTCACCAGTCTTCTTCATCTTGTTGGCATCCTCACGAAGAAGGATAGCACCACCAGCACCATCCTTAATCGGTGTGAATTGACCAACACGACCAACAAACTGGTAGTTATGTCCTTCCGCAATCTTCTCACGAAGCATTTCGTCCGTAAGAGACGCGAACTCGTCCAGTAGACGCTGCTCCGATCTCGTTAACTTCTCCGGATCCTTGAATCGAAGAGACCGAACCAACTCATACTGACTCACATCTGGCAGATTCTCATTGAAGTCCAGATAGAGTGCTGTTTGCACGGACTTTGTCTCGCACATGTCCTCAAATACAATGTCCTCGTGTGTGAAGAGGGTCTTGAAGACGTACGGAACAGCAAACTGAGTACCAGTAGCAGTCCACTGGCCAGGATGCTTCTTATTGTCCTTGCAAATATCTTTCTTGCTCATGACGTAATCCTCACCATAAAGGTCGCAACACTGTTCCACTGTCGCATAGCGAGCAATATAAACAGCATTGTTGACGAGACACATACGCTCATATGTTGCCTCATGCTCGAAGTCATAGCCATACATCTTACCATATCGCTGAACGAACTCGATAATATGCAGATCCGCATCCGGAATCTTAATCGAATCGGTCTTGATATGAGCAACCGTATAGCCACGCTTCTCTACCTCATGCTCAAGATTGATCATGAACAGAGCACCGCGCTTCGCCACGATGTTGTCCTTGTTACGAGGATCGTGGAACGGATTGTCGAAGTTCGCGGCGGTCAGACCATACACAGAGTTGATCGCGATCTTCAGAGCCTGCGTGAGATCATCCTTCGTGAAGTCGGCTGTGCCCGCAACCAACTGATCAATAAAGGGCGCAAGAGCACCGCCGAGAATGACTCGACCGGTGTCCCAATCCTCATGCTTAATCGCCACACGAGCGTCTTTCAGATCCTTAAACCTTTGTGTATAGACTTCGCCAAATATCATTTCTGCAATTGCTGAACTCGGATGCATGGATGCAATATCAAGCAATGCGATAAACCCATACATGCCAGGCTTTGCAGAGACACGACCGCCCTCACCAACGTCATCAACATCACGATAACTTGATTTCCCGTTTTTGTATTTGTAGCCAGGGAATATCGGTCGACCTTGCTTGTCGAATACCGTGAAGTCATCGAACTCCTTCTCCATCACGAAGGGCACATCCGCAAACTCATCATAGACCTGCGAAACGTCACCCATATCACGATAATGGAAGGCGTCCTGCGGATGCTTGTTCGTACCGAATATAATTCTGGTAGTAAGCTGATTGGTCGTATCGTTGACAGTCATCTTGGCAATCTGTGCCAGAATCTTACGTGCGGCAAAGTCGCCTTGCGTGTGATCCCAGACTGCCTCTGTTGCAAGAACATCGTTATCGCAGTATTCCGCAACCTTCGGCCAAAGTTCTTCCGGAACGGGTTTATCCCAAGGAAGACCAAGCTCCTGATGGTGAATGCCCAGCTCGATCTCCCACTTCTTCAGGCTCTGCTTCTTAGCACAGTAATCGTAGACATCCGTGTAAGAGATATTATACGCTTCTCCAAACATCGCATTTGGAGAGCCGCTGATAATTCTCTGCGAGAGTGTGTAGAGCTGCTCATTCGAATATCCAATCATACGAGCATAGAGAATGTGGTTATCGTAACGACGGCAGTTAAATCCAACCAACTTGAACTTGATGAGTTCCTCGATCTCTTTTGGCTTGGGGTTGATCATGCGGACAACCTGCTTACCAGCACCTTGTACCTTCCAGTTGACCAAAAAGAGATTCGGGAATACTTCCACATCGTAAAATACGATTGGCTGGTCCCCATCTTCTCCCGGCTTAGAGGGTTCTTCAGACTTAAATCGCATCTTGTTGACAAGCTTGATGCAATAATTCGCCTGATTGGTACTGTTAGCCGCGAATGCAAGGACTGCGTTTCGCATATCCGTCACATCATAGTGAAGTCCGCTATTGTAGGCATCTTCCAGGATTTTGTAGATGAAATCAACAGAAGGCTTCGTCGCCGCGTGATACTCCTTGTTAAGGTTTCTGCGGATCTTGGTTCTCAGTTCCTTCTCTGATTTCACTCCTTCGAAGTTGATCACTTTACCATCTCCTTTCAACGGCAAGCCCGAACTCAGGCTTGCAATCGGAAGGTTGTTGCACTTTGTCAACTTTCTTCGCAAGCTACTCAGGCCCGAAAATACCTTAATTTCCACATGGTCCTCATAGACCGCACTTAGCTTCTCCGGATCTCCTGTATAAATATAATGGAGGTGAATTCCGGCTCCAGACTTAGAGAGTTCTGCATAAGTCTGAGGCCACTTACTGGCGGCTTCCGAATTCTTTTCGAAGCACTTCTTTCCATCTTGGTCCGGAATATCAAAGTCGATCACGATGTGATGGATCGGCACCTTCACATAATGAAGACGATGTGTATCGACATCTTTCAGTGTTACTCGAACATCTGACCATTTTTTCATGGGTGTCTCGTTGTCGCTCGCATACTGCGCGAAGCAATCCTTGCATTCCATGTCAAAGATAGACGGTTGCTCACGGAACTTCAACCACGATTCGTCCGGTTCAGCGTTTTTCTTCTTCTTTTCCGGCTTCTCTGCGGTAGTGACGGAGTCGAATTTCTCGATCTTAAACCCATAGAAGGTGAATGGTTCTTTCCCTTCCGGAGCGGTTCGATCGTAATACTCTTCGAAATAGTTCTTCATCTCTGATTTGAAATTGCGCTTATTGAGCAAGAATTGCATTTTTGCTTCCTCGCAATAGGTCTTATACATCTCCCAAGCTTGTTTGAGGGACGTAGAAGGCTCTTTCTTGAATATAAAGTACGAATCCGCAACAAAGTTGTAGAAATCATTACTTTCATCAAGCATGGAGGTCGGTACATATCCGTCATAATATCCGGGAGACTCCATATAGACATTCAAACAGCGTGTGGCAATAGCACCCAATTCGAATTCAACCTGTTTGACAAGCTGATTGTATTCTCGTGTGGGAACCTTACGACCGGATGGAGACACGTCGATAAGTCGTCTGATTAGACCAGACTTCGCATCCGTGATCTTTACCGGTTTATTGGTTCCCATGAATAGGAATGCTTTAAATTTACTCGAATAGGCAGACTTAAATTTCTCATTCACCGTCATAAGTTCGTGAGAAACGACACTGTTCAGTCGAGTGTTGTCTTCGATTCGAGATAAATCGCCATCGTGCTGGATGGCTACCAACGGATTGGTTTTAAACGATTCCAGAGCAAAGGCTGCGTTTGCGCTACCCAATGCCTTCGCATCAAATACCGCATAGTACCCTTCAAACAGTTGCTGTATGATGTTGATAACGGTTGATTTACCGCTACCTGCTGGACCATACAGCACCTCAAATTTCTGGATTGTCTTGGAGTCACCAGATACAATTGCTCCGATTGCCCATTCGAGCTTATGTCGCTCTTCTGGATCATACAGAGTAGACATGAGTTTGTCATAACTCGGACATTCACCATCTTCTAATGGATATGGTAGTTTTTTCGATGCATAGTCTCGCTTCTTGACATCGGTATTGGCAAATATCAATTTCTCATCAAGCATATGGAACGAATCTCGCATATCCCTTTGACAGAATGTGTGAAACCGGTCGATCATGCGCGTTTCCGAATCCCATAGATGAAGAACTCGGATTCCAGGCGTATTGGGATAATTGTCCTTGACAAATTGGTCAAGTTCTGCGTCAATTAAGCGGACTGCATCGTATTCATCAGTCGACCACAGACGCTTTTCTTCATCCCAAATCGCATAGAACGCGCCGCCTCGAATCATCAAATCGTTCGATTTCGAGACGATGAATTTCGGATATACCTCAATGCCTCCACCTCTAGGACATCTGGTGGCGACCATCAAGAAATCCATGCCTTACTCCTTCTTCGTAGCATCCTCCAGTTTCTGGATCTTCTTACAGAGATACAGGAATCCGCCGATGCCGGCGAGAATAGCAATGTTCTGACGCTTTGCATACTTCTGAAGCATACGCAGATTCTGGTTCATCAAATTGACATTCTCGTTGAAAAGATCAATGTGATGATTGTAGTGACGGACAAACGACATCTGTCGGCCAGCCAACGTTTTGAGATCCTTATTGGTCTCGATAATCGCACCGCTGTTCTCGCCTACGGTCTTCCAAATCTTGGCGAATTCTTCGGCCATCTTTTTTTCATCCATGTTGGTGTCTCCTTTACAAAATCGTATTCAGGTACCACATCATCTGATACCAGATGTCCACAGCTCGAAGATCATAGGGACAATCTTCAATTGTGAATAGTCCTCCTCGTCCATTAGCCTCGTAAGTGCGATTAAGGAAAATATCAAGAATACGATCGACTTCCCTCTCATTGTATCGGCTATCGCTCATTGAACCAAGTCCAAGAGAAACAATCATATTCCAAAACCATTGACCGGTTCGATTACCGACCGTGTCATCTTCCATAATTCGCTCCTCACATGTTCTGGCGAGGGCTACCATCATTTCCAGAATAGAGCACTCTCGAATATCAAGCAAATGCTCTATTGTACGATCCGGATAGTGATTTTCATAACCAAAATCATACCGCAAATCTACGCCATGTCGTGCTCTATACTCATCCATTGGGATGATCCATGTGAATTCCCGAGCATCTAAATGGCGCATGAGTTTCTCATACGATAGATTCCTTGAATATTGCCGATCACCCATCACGAGACCGCACATCCACTGGAAGTAACGCTCGTGCAGTGCATCAGCTCTGGTCATTTACTCGTCAACCTCCAGCTCGTGAATATGACGCTCCGGATAGATCGCATCATAGGAACGCTCGTCCAGCGTGATCTCATAGTCGGTCATCGTATTTTCGTTACGTACGTGACAGACGCCCTCCTGGAAATCACCGAAGTGGCCCATAAAGACCTCGCCGATGGCCTCAGAGATGTTGTCAACCGGATCGTCCTCTTCGTCGGCAAGGACCTTGTCGCCCTCATACCAGGTCAGACTGACTTCCGAATACCCATCTTCTCGCCCGAACTCCTCCGGAGCGATTAGATAGATCCCGCCATAAGCGTTCATTTCCTTATCCTTGTAAGGATCCTGCTCGATATCGCCCCGGTCCTGAGGAGGAGCATTGAGCGGGGTGAAGTATTTACCGTAATTGACACGGTGCTTCTCGTAAGCCTCGGTGATCTCCTCTTCGACAGACTTACGCTGCTCTACGACATGCTCCAAAGGAGAGGGTTCCTTTTCCAGATTGCAGTCAGACTGCTCCTCCTTGTCGGCCATCGCATTGATCTTATCGCGATAATACTCGCGCATCTCGTCGATTTCTTCGTCAGCACGAGCTTCTGCCTTACGATAGGCATAGTAATATCCGCCTGCAGCACCAACGACGGCGCCGAGAACGAACCAAATAACGTTTTTCATCGTTTACCTCCTTAAAAAGAGTTACTGGTGAAATATAACATAACACCGGCAACTCCAACTCCGATCATGCAACAAGAAACCACCTTACCGGCAATTCGCTTGTTCTCCGATGTCAGAATCGTTTTAACAGCTTTATCCACGGTCTCTTTAACCCCTTTCCAGAGTTTCTTCAGTCTCGCCTTCAAAAATATCATTCCTTCCTCAAATCGAGAAATAGTGGTCGCCTTCTTTAAAGGCTGGCGTTGCCCAATTATGGTATCGATTAGTTCGAAATGCGATAACGTCCGAATTCGTCCGATCACATAATTCTTCAATCACCAACCAACGAACGGAGTCCCATTCCGGATAGCAATAAATTGCCCCAGTGGTAACACAGTCGAATTGGTTCTTTGCGGTAATGATCGACAAAATATCATCCCCAACAAAGCGTTCGCTGTCCACTCGATTCAGTATCGTATCGACGACCAAACGTTGACCGTATTCCGATTGGTTTCCCGCCTCAGCATACGTGACTCGTGTCAACATCTCGATCTCATACTCACTGTAGTTCTCGAGTCCAACGAATCTGGGTGCTTCCAAATATAAATCAGCCGCTGAAAGAGGGGCTTCGGGCATTGCCACTTCTTCGGTCTGCATTTGAACCAGTTCCGATATTGGCTCCTCATAGGTAACCAACTCGTGCATGGTGGTAGCGCTAGAGCCAACAGCGAGCCCTAACGCCAATCCAACCAAACCAGATACGAACCATTCACGCAGACTTTTTCTAATGTGTCCCATAACGGGGCCTCCTTATGTTAGATTTCTTCGCCGATCAGAGAATCGATAGGACCCTGAACATTGAAGTCGAGAATCACGCTGCGCTCCATACCGTTGACGAACTCGGAAGCGCCGCGACGATTTATATCATAGATACCGAAGTCGATATAATTGTCAGACTTGGGGTTCTTGGCATCATAGTACCAGCCCACATGCTGACCGGCCTTCGTCGGATCGAATCCGAGAGCCTTATAGACCTCGTTCAGGAATACATACCCTCTGGTCTGAAGAATATGATTCCAATAGTTGAGCTGGCCGTTGATGAAGAAGAGATTCAGCTCCGCATCCTTTTCCCAATTGTCATTAAGCTCATCGAAAATGCGAGCATAGACCGAGGGAACACGACCGTCGGGAAGAACCGTGACCTCTTTCTTGGTTTTCTTCTTCTTACCGGTTTCGGGATCGATCGTCTCCTCTTCGACCTTCTCTTTCACGAGGCCGTAGCGAAGCTCTTTATCGACTTCATCGCCGTAGCGATCGCGGACATTCTGACGATATTCCTTGAATCCCTTATCAAGGAGCTGATAGGCAGCCGCCAGAGATGCATTACGCTTGGAGAGGATCTTGTGGCCATAGAGGATCGAAGTGATGCCGAGAGCACCAACGCCAACGGCCGGAGCATAGAGCTTGATGACCTTCCACGCCGTCATACGGACAAGGATCTTCTGATCCGCATCTGCCAGTTCACGGGTATAGGTGCCACCATCTTCCAGCTTACCGCCGACAGCATCTTCGATGTTCTGCTTCATGGTTTCATGGCCGTCCATTACTTCAGTGACCTTAAGGGTTGCCTTGCAGGCCATAACTGTGGACGTAATGCCGAGCGCGATACCGGCGCCCGTAAGAATCTGCGGCGAATTCTTCCGAATGAAGAATTTCGACCGATAAAAAACAGACTTTGCGGTGTTTGCAATCGTCTTAGTAGAGAGTTTCATTGTGCTTATACCCTTTCTTAAAATTTCTTAGGATCCGGCATGACAACATACCATCCGTCTTTCAGCCAAACCGGGATGAAGAATCGCGTATTGTTCCATCCGTGTGAGACTGCGTCCAAAGTCGTCCAGTCGCCATCGAGCTTCCCGAATATCAGTTGGACATCATGCACGGTGATTCGTCCGTAACGGTCCGCCATACGCTTTAGCGTCTCGATGCGAGATTTCACCAAATATAATGTTGACGGATCACTATAGAATTCCTTTTTCGTTGTGATCATGACATGGTCACTCCTTTAATCCAACGGCGCAGGCTTCGGCATACGAATATAATAGCCATCACGGCCACTTGCGATGTCTGCCTGCCGTAAATCCGTCCAACCATAACGATGTGCCGTAAACGGAGGCGTCTGATCAACCACTTCATAGAAGTCCGCGACCGAGACGATCTTGTACCGTCTCAGGATGTTGTCGAGTTCGTCCAGGACGCCTTCCGCATCTCGACGAGTTCGGAACGAGAACTCATCGAAGTCATAGGCACTTCTTCTCTGAGGGGGATCATCTCGTCTGGGATCGCGACTATAGGAACCGTAGTCCGTACGATAACTGACATAAGTTCCGCCAGGTCTCCGGTCGCTTCGACGAGTCGAACCGTAGAATATAATGTTGACCGCATCCGTCAGGGAATTGGCAAAGAAGTCCTTCAACATCGGAACGGCCACATCATTCCAGATATGGCTGCCAATGCTTCCACGATCATCAGAAAGGATATTATCTCCGATCTTGCTTAGCGGAGAACGTTTCTTTGTCTTTGCCGGAGCAGATAGAGAGACCTTGTTGATCTCCTTTTTCGGACTCTCCGGTGTCTCATTCCGTGCGGCATTCGAATTGTTCGGGTATTCTGCCATTGTTACACTCCTTCTCTCACCATAGTGAGGTATTTTGGGTTTAGCTTGACTTCCCAAACCGGGCAATGGTTGATGACCGAATACCGATAGCAGAGATTCGACAGTGCCTTCTCTTTGCTAACAGCCATCGTCACAGAATCCCATGACGACTTTCGGATATCACCAAACAAGTTCCGGACTGGACCCTTATATCGATATTCGTTCATACAACCTCCAAAAATGAAAAGCGAAGAGACCTTGTTAGGTCTCAACGCTCGTCGAATCACAACTTGCTCGGATTACTCCTCAGCAGAGTCGTTGTCCGTATCCGCCTTGCTCTCCTTCTTGGCCAGCTTTTTAGCCTTGTGAGCAGCGATGCCATCCTTGATCTTGCCACCAAGCGGCTTGAGGGCCTTCTTGTACACCCACTGGGCACCAAGAGTTCCCGCCACGCCGATTGCGACACCGATCAGGGTGCCGCCACCGTTGGACTCATCATAGGTTTCTTCCGCCGGAACCGTTTCGGTCTCGAGCTCCTCGTTCTCCATGACAACATTGTTCTCTTCCATTTTAGAATACCTCCATAAAAATTTTGTTGTGGATTTCTCCATAATACATCTTGTAAATTTCGCGTGCTTTATTTGAGAACTTCCGGCTGTGTCGCATAGTCAAACACAACACAGGGTTCTCCCTTCTCGGTGAGCTTCGAACTGAACATCGGTTCAATGAACGACTTGTTGACGTCCCATCCGATATCATTACCGAACGGAATGCGGTCCAAATCGATGGCATCGTAGACATCATTGAGTGTTATGTACATATCGCCCAACATCTGTCGGGAGAGGTTGTTGCAGATCTCACGCAATGTCTCTCGATCCGATACGAAATATCGTCCGGACCAGCGATCGAAATAGAGACTCTTCCCCGAAGGGACATACGGAATCTCCTGATTATTTACGTTAACCCGCTCCGAGGTCTTCTGCGAGACCTTCTCACGAATCTCATTTGCCTTCTTCTCATCCAGAGACTCTGTGATGGCAGACTGATAGTCCTTCAGAGTCTCCTGTGAAATGGTATAGGCGGCCGCAAGAGCAGCGTTACGCTTATGCTGCTGGCGATTACCCATCACGATACAGGCGGTACTGAGACCAGTAGACAGTGCAACGGGCCAATAATTCTTCGCATAGATCTTTACGCGATCGCGCGTACGAATCGGCTCATTGTACTTGTCTGCATAGTACTCTGCATCCTCGATTTCCGCTTTGACTCTCGGTGCGATTTTCATCGTCATACCGATGGTCGTAAGGAATCCTCCGATCCCGATGCCAGTCAGGATTTCTGGACTATGCTTGGTCATATAGACCTTGATCGAATTACTGATCGCTTTCATAGGGATTTTCTTCATTTGTTTCTCCTTTCAAAAGCGAAGAGAGCTTGTTAGCCCTCTTCATTTTGGCGTTCGGCGAGAACCTCGTCGACAGTTTCACGGATCTGCTCTTCCATCTGTCGCTGTTCGATGATCCCGGTTACAATGCCGAGAAGCGCCGTACAAGCGAGTCCGATGTTAGCAAGCACATTCCATTTCTTTGTCATCTGTTCTTACCTCCTTTCCATAATAGGTCTTGCCAATTTCGCGCATTCATTCTCAATGGAACGAATGAAAAAAGAAGATGGCTAGATTAGGTTCACTAGCAATCCTTTCGGATCCGTTTTCCGTTTACACGGGCCCTTCGAGTTACCTCGCATCTCCTTTCCATAATAGATCTTGTAAATTTCGCGTGAATTAATGGAGCGAAACCGGATAGAACTGAGTCTCAATTGCTGTGACTTTCACCGTACCCCCTTCGCCATCGTCGATCTCATAGGGTTCCTCGTCCATGAAGTCAATCCAGTAATCCTCCAGACACATGGATACGATAGCGTCGAACATCCCAACGTCCCAGCCGCGTTCATCGCCTCCAGGGACTTTATCGATTCCGAGAAATCCGTAGAAATCGTTGATCGTCACGACGCCCGTTTGCTGGAAGAGCTTATTGAGATTGTACTTTGCTTTTTCCACAACGAGCGGATTTGCTGTGAAGTATCGTTCTGAGATAGCATCCCAATAGAGTTCATCCTCATTCGGATAGGTCTTATCCCAATGGGAACGAGCAATATTCTCTCGCGCCATTTTATCGAGTTCCGGATTCGTCGATCGGATTTCATCACGATACTCGTGATACGATTTTCGAAGGGCGACATAGGCCGCAGTCATAGCAGCAATCTGCTTCTGGTCTAAACCATGCCCTAACCAAATACAGGCAATCGTTCCAGTAGCAGATACGGCGGGCTTCCAGAATATCTTTGCCGTTTCTTCTGGTGTCGGATCCATCGAGCACATAGTATAGTCGTCATGCGCTTTCCAACCAAAATATCCCGTCGCGATAACACCCAATGATGCCGCAAGAGACGAGACGGTTGAGCCGTTACGCTTTAACCATCGCTGTGCCAGACGAATTTCCTTTTTCCAATTGAATTTCATTGTGCTACCTCCATTTCTTTATTCCAGCATCGCTCGCAAGTCGCTGATGAAGTGTTACTATACTGCATGCATAGTGGATTTTCTCGAATCGACTGATCCGTACGACAAAGCGACGGATAGCTGTTCGGACATCCGCAAACTCCTCCCCAAAATCCTTTTTTAATTGCTTCGGGATAATGCTCTCTGATCCATTCTTTTCTTGTCATTGTGCTCTACTCCTTTCAAAAATAAAGAGAAGAGGCCTTACTTGGCCTCATCCTCTTTGGCTTGCACTTATAACCGTAGGCGCCAGACTGCGCCAAGAACCTAACTAGCCAACAAAGTTGACCAGTGACACAGCCTTCATGAATGGTATATAAGTATATAGTCCTTTCTTCCATAATATAACTTGTAAATTCTGCGCTCACAACAATGTGAAAGAGAAGAGACCTTGTTAGGTCTCATCCTCTTCGGATTCCTGATAATTATAACCGCAGTTTTCCGCAAAAAACTTCATGAAGTGATGATCGCTTGCACATAATACTGTAGTCCCTGCAATGCCGAGAGCCACACCAACCAGTAAACCGGTCGTCACACCAAGAATTGTCTTCATGTCAAATACCTCCAAATATAATTTAGGTTTCCCCATAATATGACTTGTAAAATTTGCGTGAAGTAATTGCCAACGCAACAACTCGAAAGAGAAGAGGCCTTACTTGGCCTGCTTCTCCTTTATTTCAGAGTCTCCTTTAAAATTATATCCAGCCATCATAAGAACACTTTTCATAAAGTTCTCATCTTCTCGCATTGCACAAATGGTACAACCGCTAATGCCCAATGCACCAATAAGAATGCCAGTCACGAAACTAAGAAATGTCTTCATTTTAGATTACCTCCATAATTTAATGTGGACTTCTGTCCATAATAGAAGCTGTTTATTCTGCGTGAAAGGAAAGAGGCCTTGTTAGGACCTCTTTTTCCTTTTGAACAGTGCATAGAAAATCGCGATACACACGATTAAATCTCCTGCGATGAGCATAAACACCGTTCCACCGGTCAAGACGATTAACGCCGTGACCACCGCCAATGCAATGATACCGCAGAGTAAAATTGTGAATAGGATCATTCATATCACCTCCATAAAGTAGATTGTAAATTTCGCGTACTCCAATCTCTTCGAGACAGAAGAAAAAGAGAAGCCCTTGTTAGAGCTCCTCCTCTTTGTTTTCTCCACACTCCAATTCAATGCTGATGAACAACATGAATATAGCAGTGAAGAACATACCGACAATCTGGTACCAAGTTAACATGCTAATGCTTGTTGCGACAAGAGCCATTAACGAGACTACCATTAATTCGATAAAGTTAATCATCTGACGATACATCATAATTCTCCTTTTATTGATAAATGTAGTGTTTTGTCTTCCATAAAAGGATACGTTTTTTTCGCGTGAAATTCAAACTTAAAAGAGAAGAGGGCTTGTTAGGCCCTGTTCTCCAGTTTTTCGAGTTTCTCCAAAATAATGTCTTGCTTGTTGGCAATGCAGATGATGATGCGACACAGAAGTTTGTTCTCCTCGATCAGATCCGTCGCCAAACCGTAAGAAAGCCTCTTCTCCTCGAATTCCGAATCAGACATGTTCTCCACATCATCCTTCTCCTTCGAGCGATCCATGAGCTTTTTCGTACTGTTTCGGACGTCTTCCTCTTTCTCGAATAACATCTTCAAATAATCGTTTGTCATTTCAAATACCTCCATAAAATATAATTTTGGAATTATCTCCATTAAAGGCATTGTAAAATCTGCGCGAAGTTAAAAGAGAAGAGGGCTTGTTAGGCCTCATCCTCAAAGAGATCATTCTCATTATTCTTATGCTTCTTGAACTTGAGTTTGACGCTCTCAAACCAGCAGCAAATCGTATCCCAGTAGTACCAGGTCCACAGCGCAGCCTCACAGATCAATGTAATGATCAGTGACCACTTCATGCTCTTCACCATGTCACCACGGGTATACGGCTTAGCCGCCCATTCACGATACTTCTTCATCATAATTCAATACCTCCATAAAATATAATTTTGGAATTATCTCCATTATAGAAGTTGCAAATTTCGCGCACTCTAATCTCTTGGAGAAAAAGAAAAGTGTATGCATCAGTCGCGTCCGGACTAGCGACAGCTCCTTCTCCGACAATGTCGTCGCCAACCTCCAGAAGCAGATCGATG